CCTCTCAAGGACAACAGCCGAGAGTTCCCCCGTAGGGGCCTCTCAAGGATGATCCATAGGAGCCTCTCCCCGGTGACCTCTGAGTGAGATCGCCTCGTTAGCTGCTCGAAGCTCACAGCGGTTCCCTCAAGGGCATCTCATGGGGATCATTATGGGGCAGGACTCAGAGGGAATCCAATTGGGAATCTCAATGGGTTCTCATGGGGATCATAGGGAAACTCAATGGGCCTCTGTCTGTCCCTATCTGTAAGTCACCTATAAGTCATCCATAGGCTTGACACTGAGACCATCCATAGGCTATCGCGTGTGTGCGCTCATAAGGACCCCTCAAAGACTGTCTACCTGATGACCCATAGGATCAGGCTCCATAGGGATGACCTATCAGCTCTTAGGCAACGATAGAAACTCAGTTGTTGACGACCCATGATTATTCATGTCTAATGGCTCCCATCAACGGCAAACACTGAGTTGATCGCCACGGTCTCTGGCCTTGGTCCTAACGGTCTCACTGAGATGACCATATGGATCGACACCAGAGCCTATAAGGGCCACAAGCTGGGTCGGGCAATACTTCGAGTTACCCTAAAGCATGTGAGTAGAAACAAACGCTTGACAAGATGTTGAAACGCTGTAAGATAGGCACCATCAACAACGCAATACAGTGTCAAACGAGCTACCTGAGCAGATGTTATGAGTAGGGTGGGTCGGGAGAGGTAACAGTCTCCGATGCTGACAAGGGCAACGAATTGGCTGATAGACACGGCCTAACGGGCACCCTTACGCTCTTTAACAACTCGGAATGCTACACCACGCACTGAGCCGGTCTCGCCTCTCAGGGCAACCATAGGGAGGCTTGCAGGCCCTCGGTGCGTGGCAGTGATAGGAAATACAGCAAGATGGTCTTGTGTGAGCCAAGCTTTACACGCAAGGAGTCAGTATCAGGACCATCGTCTGTATCTCCCGTAAACCCTCACTAATGCAAGGAAACTGCCATGAAACAATTCTACGTTCAAACTGGCAAGGCCGGGGAAGCTATGAGCACCGTGGCCGTGGAGTCCAAACACGCACCAATGCGCCACCACAAGCTGGGTCTTATGTGGTCCGCAAGTGGTTATGGCAAGCGCATTCCCTCGGAGTGGCTCGTTAAGTTCAACGGCAAGTGGCGTCGTGTGTATGTCATCTGCTACTCGAACTCTGGCACCGCATACATTGGGCGGCATGGTACTGACTCCTTTATGATCGTCTCGGAGTATGACGTATGAGCGCCACAACGGATCGTCTCAAGGAACAACTCCACGAGCTGGAGCAACGCATCAAGGTAGCGATCAATGACCACGAGGCCGCTAAGTCTGCCTTTGGGCGTCTTGAAGTGCCTCCCACGCATCCTATGTGGGCGGTCTTTCGGGATCGTATTGACTCGACCTTGATTCACCAACGTGTCCTGCAAGCCTGCTGGCATCGCACTAAAGCCCAGCTACTGGAACAACTCAACGCTGACAAGGAGCCGAACTAATGGCTAACCGCAAGATAGGCCAGCTCATAAGCGGTGAAACGGGCAGGTCTTCGCACCTGTACTACAACAGCGAGTTCGATGAGTACACCGTCTGTTTCTACAAGGGCGACATGTACCAATCCAATGCGGACTATCACACCGATGACCGCACGGATGCCTTCGACACTGCTGACCACTGGATCAAGCAAAAGGACTGACACCATGCAAGCAATCACCATCACCTACAAGGGGCCGGGCAACGTCCGTGGCTCTCGCCTCATCGCTAAGTGTGACGCTGGGCAGGTCACTGTGCCGTATGAGCACGGTCTGGACATGCACGGCAACGTCGTGGACGCCACTAAGGCGCTCTGCAAGAAGCTCGGGTGGACTCGTTCCGCTGGCTATCGAGGTGACTGGACCGTAGGCCAGACCCATAAGGGCTTCTATGTGGCCGTCTACACGGGTCCAGATGAGCCTGACAGGTTCTGCATTGAGTGACTATTCACTCAAGGGCGCTCGCTGAGTGTCCCTTGGGGAAGCAATCACACACACCACAACGTACCACCAACAAACGAAGGTAGCACCATGTCTAATCGTCAACTGCAATTCATTCTCGCTCGTGCCGCTTGCCTGCTGGTCGAGGCTTACACTAAGTGCATCGCTGAGTACCGCACTATCCTCCCACTGGATGGCCGCATTGGTCTGGACGCACCGAGCACCTTCGAGGGTCTCAAAGCGGACGCCGCCAAGGGGTTCCTCAAGGTCTCCACTGAGTTCAACACGTCGAGCATCTACGGTGGCTCTGGTAACCTGACTTTCCGCACCTTCCATGACTTCGGTCATCTGCTGTACAACAAGGAGTTCACACTGACTGACGAAGTGGAACTGTCGCGCATCCAATGGCAGGACTTGAAGGGCTATCTGCCTGCCGAGTGGGTGGACGTGTGCCACTGCGTCTATGTCGCTGACACTGAGCAGCAATCGCTGTACGAAGCCGAGACGGGCAACTTCCCGGCTGACCAGAAACGCTTTGTCATGGGCTTCCTTGCCGATCACTTCGCTTAATCAACCTCTGAGAATCAATAGGTAAAAGCAATGCGCTACAATCGCACCAACTTCGTGTCCGCTCGTGTCGTAACGAGCATCATCGCCGCCATCCAAGCGGTAATCGCATCGGGCATCCCTCAGTACATTGAGGACCGCAAAGGCCAACGCTGGCTCCGTGTGGCTCTCAAGATGCTGGACGGCAAGCCGCAACTGGAATTCTTTGCCCGCAATGGGCAGGAAGTCGGGGACGTGATCTTGCAGGCGTCCTTCGATTGGCACGCTGAAGACCTCACCGAGTTCTCTCAGTTACTGGTCAAAGTTTATACAATGACAGAGCTGCCTACCACAACTGCCCGACCAGTGGAACCTAAAGTTGATCCAGAGCCTGCCGTTAACCTGCCTTCCGGTCTCGTTTCGTGGCGTCTGCCCTCTGGCCTGACCCTGTACGGACACTGGCGGCGCAAGTGGTTCCGCAAGCGCTTCTATGTGACCCACGACCGCAACGGCCAACTGCCGCAAGGTGAGGGCTACTACCTCGACCCTGAAGCCATGCTGTATGGCACCTGCCAAGGGGTGGTCGCATGAGCCGGGTCCTTGACCATGCTGTCACCGGCATTGCCTCGGTGGACAAGTATCACCCGCTGCTCCGTGAACATCTCCAGTACATCAAGGAGATGGCCGAACTCGCCGAGACGCAAGGCCCAATCACTGCGGCCTGTTTCTCTGAGTCCAGCGGTTTTCAAAAGTTCCTTGACGATTGCGTGGTCTGCCATGCACCGGGCGTTTACTCGGTGGCCTACCTGAGTCCTCGCTACTGCGCTGAGATTCTCAAGGAAGTCAAGAAGTTTCCTCACACGGTCAACGATGAGGAACCCGAGGAAGCGCAGATTCCCGAGGTGGTCTTTCAGAACGAGCACCCGGTTCTGTTCGAGGTCTTCCGGTCCTTCTGGGCAGACGCTGGTGTGACGCTGGCAAAGGTGCTGCTCGGTCTCGACCCTGTGAACCTGACCACCTGCCAAGCCGCTCAGTACGTCCCTACGGGCATCTCAAGGGGTCACTGGCATATCGACCAAGACTCTGACGTAACGCTCGTGGTGGCCCTCAACGACGACCACAAGGGCGGTGGCACGATGGTCTATCGAGGTCCCTTCGCACCTGCTGTCGAGGTTCCTCAAAACGAAACGGGCTGGGCAATGCTGTTCTGCGGCAAGACGACCCAGCACTACGGAATCCCTGTTATCGAAGGCGAGCGCAACCTGCTCGTTCACTGGAGTGAAATCAAGTGATGCACACGAACTACCAACCGGCCCGCCGTGGGCTGGAGGCAACCCGAATCATGGCCGCTAAGCGCCTGCGTCTGACCAAGAACCTGTGCCAACCAATGGTCGGTGATGAGCTGCTCGAATGCGTCAAGGCTGAGATGCAGCACAAGCACCTGCGTTACAGCGACCGTGGCGACTTCACCCGCTGCTATCGGGGAGGGTTCTGACATGGGACCAATGCGAATCGCACCACCACCGACCAACCGCGTAAAGGAGGTGACCTTTAAGGTCTCTCGCCCAGACGGCCAGTATGGTCTCCACAAGCTCGCTGACACCACGTTCGCCCTTGGGCTGGGTCCTTGTGGCCGCTGGGTCCAACGCCTTGAGGTGGAGGTTACAGACCACCTGCTGAGGATTCGCCAGCACTCCACCGAGTTCGACATCACCGAGGCAGCCGCTGAGAACTCCGAAAGTGAACGCATGATCGCGTATCACCAAGGCCGCTATCCGTGGCTCAAGAAGGAACTGTCGGCTGACCTGCTGGAGTTTCACAAGGAGCGCTTTAACACCACCAAGGCGCTCTTGCGTAAGGCGAACGAAGGCTACGAGATCAAGGAGTTTATCTACAAGATCGCAGACATTCATGGTCGGATCGTAACCACCAAGTAACGCTGGATTTAAAAACCCTCACTGTGGCTGCACACACTATGGGGCTTTTATCTTAAAGATTCCTTAAAGGTCACCTTAAAGACCGTCCGTGTGGGCAGCTCATCGCTAACCCATTCGAGACGATTAAATGACCATTGCAATTCCCGAACGTCACGACTTCAGCGACATCAATTCGTCTGCTGCTTTCGATGCCTTGAGCAACATCTACGGTCCTGCACTCGCTGCTGAGCAACTCCAGCTCGAACATGAGGCTTACACCCTCGGCGAAGAACGGTTCCACAAGGCAATGGAACGGCAGATGGAACGAGGTGAGTTCTCCAACAGCCAAGTAGCGAAACCGCTGCTCGGTCATCTGGTCCCGATGTTGTCCAAGGCCATCACGGATTGGATCGAACACCAGACCACCAAGGTTCGCCGCAAGCATGTGGCCCTTGGGGCGTTCCAACAGATGAACCCAGAGACGATGGCATCCATTGTCATTCGCTGGACCATCAACCGTATCGCTCAACGCTCTGGCGCTCCGACCATCACTGAGATGGCTGTGAGCATCGGTGGTGCCCTTGAGGAAGAAGCGCGCTTCGGTCGCATTCGTGTCCTTGAGCAACAGCACTACCAGAAACACATCAAGAAGGCCCTCGCCCAGCGCAATGGGATGACCTACAAGGTCGCCTATATGGAGAAGGTCGAAGCCCACATGATCGAGGCAGGGCAGCTCAACGAGCCTTGGACCGAGTGGGACCAGTCTGGCGCAGATGTCCGCTACCACATGGGCATCCGTATGCTGGAACTGCTGATCGAATCGACCCAGCTTATCGAGGTCGTCCGTGAGCACAAAGGCAACAAGAAGCTGGACGGTGAGTATGTCTACCTGAAAGCGGAATGGGCCGACAAGCTCCAGAGCCGTGCCTACATCCTGTCTGGGGTCTTCCCGCGCTACCAGCCAATGGTCGTGCCTCCGAAGCCTTGGAACGGTGTGCGTGGTGGTGGCTACTGGGCCAAGGGTCGCAAGCCTGTGACCTTCATCCGTGTCCCGACAAAGCGAGCGCTCAACCGCTACCGCGATGTCCACATGCCGGAAGTCTACAAGGCCGTCAACCTCGCACAAGCGACACCGTGGGCGATCAACCAGAAAGTCCTCGCTGTGGCCAACGCTGTGATGGCTTGGGAGAACGTGCCAATCAAAGAGTTCCCCTCAACGGAACGTGAAGCCCTGCCGATCAAGCCGGGTGACATCGAGACCAACGAGGAAGCTCTCAAGGCGTGGAAGAAGGCAGCCGCTGGGGTCTACCGCAAGGACGCCGCAAGGGTCTCTCGCCGACTCTCCTATGAGTTCTCTCTTGAGCAGGCAAACAAGTTCGCTGAGTACGATGCGATCTACTTCCCGTACAACCTCGACTGGCGTGGCCGGGTCTATGCGATCCCTGCGTTCAACCCTCAGTCCAACGACATGACCAAAGGCATCCTTCAGGCTGCCAAAGGTGAGCCGGTGGGCAAGGACGGGATCGAGTGGCTGATGATCCACGGTGCGAACTGTGCCGGGGTCGATAAGGTTGACTTCAGCCAACGCAAGCAGTGGATCAAGGACAACGAGGAAATGATTCTTCGCTGTGCCCACGATCCGCTCATCAACACCGACTGGATGGACATGGATTCGCCCTTCTGCTTCTTGGCGTTCTGCTTCGAGTGGCAAGGTGTGAAGCTCCACGGGGAAGCCCATGTGTCCGCCCTGCCGATTGCCTTCGACGGTTCTTGCTCGGGCATTCAGCACTTCTCTGCGATGCTCCGTGATGAGCGTGGTGGTCGTGCTGTGAACCTGCTCCCAAGCGATGACGTACAGGACATCTACAAGCTGGTCTCGGATGAAGTTGAGATCGCCCTTCAGTGGGACTTGAAGTACGGCACCGAGGATTCCACGGTACTCGACACCAACGAGGACACCGGGGAGATCACCGAGCGTCGTGTCCTTGGAACAAAAACCCTCGCTATGGCGTGGCTCACCTACGGGATGTCCCGAAAGGTAACCAAGCGGTCTGTTATGACCCTCGCCTACGGATCGAAAGCCTACGGGTTCGCCGATCAGGTTCGTGAGGACATCGTGAAGAAGGCCATCGACAACGGTGACGGTGAGATGTTCACCAGTCCGGGCGAAGCGAGCCGCTACATGGCTGGCAAAATCTGGGACTCTGTGAGCGTCGTTGTGGTCGCTGCTGTGGAAGCAATGAACTGGCTCCAGAAGGCTGCCAAGCTGCTGGCCTCTGAGGTCAAGTGCAAGAAGACCAAGCAGGTCCTGAAGCCTGCAATGCCGGTCTACTGGGTCACGCCTGATGGCTTCCCGGTCTGGCAGGAGTACATGATTCCCGAGACCCGGCGAATCGACCTGATGTTCCTCGGCGACGTTCGCATTCAAGCGACCGTGACTGTCCGAGACAGCGACAAGATTGACGCCCGCAAACAAGAGTCGGGCATCTCCCCGAACTTCGTCCACTCGCAAGATGGCTCCCACCTTCGCAAGACTGTGGTCCACGCTGCCGAGCGGTATGGCATCGAGTTCTTCGCTCTCATCCACGACTCCTTCGGCACCATCCCGGCACACGCTGGGGCCATGTTCAAGGCAGTCCGCGAGACGATGGTCGAGACCTACGAAAGCAACAACGTCCTTGAGGACTTCCGTGAGCAGTTCATGGATCAGCTCCACGAATCCCAACTGGACAAGATGCCACCGATCCCTGAGATGGGCACGCTGGACATCCGTGAAATTCTCAAATCCCAATTCGCATTTGCATAAGGAATCCCAAGCCATGTTCGGTCGTAACTTCGAGAAAACCACCCGCACCAACGCTCGCCGCTCCTTCGAGGAAATCGAGCAGGTCCGCTCCAAGAAAGGCAAGCGCAACAAGCAAGCCCGTGGCGGTCGTCAGGAGTGGTCTGAAGAATGAACCTACAGAACGTCCGGCAGATCGTCGCTGACCACCCTCACAACCAGACAGTGACCATCGAGGTGGGCACCCGTGAGAGTGCCGTGAGGATCACCATTGACTACTTCGACCACAACGCCCGGTTGATAGTCCAAGCGCTGGCCCGTGAGGTTCGGGTGAATCCTGACCTCATGCTGCTCTACCAATTTCTGGCTGAAGAAGGGCGGGTCATCCACCTGTCCCTCGACATCGCCCAACAAACCATCCAGTACCTGAAGGAGACCAACTAATGCAAGTAACCATCGCCGCAACCAGTTCCGTGATCGACGACCACATGGTGCTGATCGAAACCACCGTGACCATCGGTGACGCTGTGACTGCCACTCGTGCCGGTTACGACAAGCAGGAGCTGATGGACAACCGCTATCTCTCGGGCACCTTCGAGGAACGTGTCGAAGCCCTGCGCCAGTCCGCTGAGCGTATGACCGAGACCAGCGTCAAGCTGCACTTCCAAGCCCTCGCCAAGATCGCCTCGCCAGAAGCTCTGGTGACCGACGTGGCCTTCTCTGGGGTCGGCGTCAAGGCCACTCAGGAACTCGCTGAGAAGGTCGAGCAGGCGCTTGAAGCACCCGCCAAGAAGACCCGTAAGCCACGCACCCCTAAAGCCGCCCAGTAAGGAGCAACCCAATGTCCAAAGTCGAAGCCGTCATCCTGAACACCAAGCCGTTCCGACCAACCGACTACAACGAGAAAGCCATGCAGGCCGTGCTCGATGAGTCGTACCTGCAAGTGGACGTGAAGAAGGATGGCGTTCGCCTCAACCTGTGCGTCTCTGGTCGTGCTCCACTGGTCAACGTCGAGTGGCTGTCCCGTGAGGGCAAGCGCTTCCCGGCTCTGATCCAGTACCTGCAAGGGGACGAGCGCTGGGCCAAGTTCTACAACCCGCACCTCGGTGAAGCCCTGTTCAACGACGAAGGCTTCATGCTGGACGCTGAGCTGATCCTGCTGGACGACCACGGCAATGAGAAGAAGTGCAAGAACACCTCGGGCGATCTTCGCCGGAAGGATGAGCCGGTGCCAATGAACCGCATCCGGGTCTACGTGTTCGACATCGTGCCTCTGGACGTGATCGCTGAGGGCATCGAGTACGATGTCATGCAGTGTGTCCGTAAGGGCCACGTTGAGTACCAAGTCGCCAAGCTCAAGGAATACTTCCCAGAGATCGACTGGATCGTCGCTGAGACCTATGAGGTCTACTCGATGGAAACCATGCCGGTCATTGAGCGCCCCTCGGTTGACGAGGATGGCAACGAGATCACCGTGACCCTTCAGCCACCGCTGAGCCTGACCCACCTGTACGCCACTGTGCGTGAGCGCGGTGAGGAAGGTCTGGTCTGCAAGGACCCGATGGGCTTCTATCGTCGCTCCAAGGTGAGCGGCTGGTGGAAGATGGTGCCGGACGACAACGAGGATGGCGTCATTCAGGATGTCATCTGGGGCACCAAGGGTCTGGCCAACGAGGGCAAGGTGATCGGCTTCAAGGTACTGCTGGAGTCGGGCCATGTGGTCAACGCCTGCAAGATCAGCCGCGCACTGATGGACGAGTTCACGGACACCGAGACTCGCCTGCCCGGTTACTACAAGGGCCACACCGCGAAGGTCACGTTCATGGAGCGTTACCCTGACGGTTCCCTGCGCCACCCTTCGTTCGATTCCTTCCGGGGAATCTCCAGCGCCACCATCAAGGAGTAACTCAACGAGCCTCATCGACTTCGGTCGGTGGGGCTTTTTTTGTGCTCGTCACGATAGGGGAAATCTATGGGATGGACCGTTCTGATAGTCGTTTGGAACCTGCTCTGGCTCGCTGCTGTTTATAGGTTCCGATGACCGAATTTAAAAACCCTCACTTTGGCTGCACACATCGAACAACCCAAAGGAGGTTCACATGACCCAACCTGTACTGCTTCACAGCAACAAAGGAACCGGCCACTTCACCGTGCGCCAAGACCGCGAGATCGTTAAATGGCTGGGCAAGGTTCCCTTCCATGCCGTTCTCATCAACCCGGTCGGCACCAAGTTCCTCGTCACCAAGGGCACCTTTGCGCAATCCCGAAAGCTGGGCCGCATTGTGCTCAAACCCTACACCGGCAAGTTCCCTCGCTGTGCCCTCGTCTGGCAGATCGTGAAGGAGGTCTTCGCATGAGCCGGGTGATTATCGCTCTGACTTCTGAGCGTGGTCGCTCGGGCAAAGACACCCTCGTTGAGCTGCTCCGTGAGGAAGGCTTCGAGGTCTATCGGGTCGCCTTCGGGGATGTCCTGAAGCACCAGTGCTCGCTCGTCCTGACTGACTGCCGTGAGGCTCAGATCGTCATGGAGAGCCACATGCACACGGACCTGAAGGATGCCAAGTTCGAGGAACTCTCGATCAACAACATCCCCGACTCCGAGTACAGCGACTGGCTCCGTGAGAACTTCTGGGACGACACCGCACCTCAGTCGCCTCGCTGGCATCTCCAGCAGTACGGCACGGGCTTCCGTCGCAACCACAAGGGCGAGCCTGACGTTTGGCTTAACGAGGGCCTCAAGCTCATCGAGAAGGCCCCAGAGGATTCCCTCGTGGTCGTCACCGACATGCGCCAAGCGAACGAGTATCTGGCCCTTGAGGGTCTCGGTGCTCATCTGGTGCGCCTGATCCGTGGCTGGCCAATCGAGGCTGTGGACTCTACGCCACTTCACGCCACCGACATCGAGCTGCGCGACCACGTTATGGACGCCGTAGTGAAGAACGAATGGGGCTATGCCAGCGACATGCTGGTCCAGCTCCGAGCACAAGGAGTAATCGAATGAAACGAGACACCAAGATGAAGCTGTTCAAGGCCACCGTGAAGTTCCGTGGCGAGATGCAGGAAGTGCCGATCTGGGCTGAGTCCATCGAGACCGCTCTTGAAGTGGCCGATCTGGAGTATGGCGAAGACAACGTTTACCGGCTGCGTCCAGAGGTGACGGTATGAACCGCGCCCAAGGCAACACCCGGTCGATGCCTGATGGCTTCCTGCACATCCAGAACTTCACCGTGACTAAACACTCTGGCATGGCCGGGGTCGTCTACATCCACCTGATGACCAAGGAACAACAGGAAATCGTTGAGTCCCTTCTGGTCGAGCGTGCGACGGTCCTTGAGGCCATCGCTGAGGATGCTGGCGTGCCCACTGAGGTCGTCCATGTGAAGCACGGCTGCTTCCGGTTCCGTAAAGAGTTCCTCAAGGAGAACTTCCGTGAGGTCGTCCATGCGACCACCAAGATCACCCGCCAGCCAGTCATTGAGGACTTCAAAGGGAAGCTGATCGCCGAGCGCGAATCACTCTCCTATTAAAAACCCTCACTGTGGCTGCACACATTCCCAACTGATTCAAAGGAGACAATCACATGGCAAAGTCCACCAAGCAATTCCTGTTCACTCCAGTCGGCACCGCTGAGCCGTACTGCTCGATCCAGAAGCCTGACTTCGGCAACCCTGAGAAGGGCTTCGGCAACCCTCGGGGCGTCTACAAGGTCTCGCTGACCATTCCTTCGCGTGAAGCCCAGCCGTTGATCGACAAGATCACCAAGGCTTACGACAAGAACTGGGCTGAGATCAGCGAAGCGTGGGAGAACGGCGGTCGTGCCGCTGCTCAAGCCAAGCTGGCCCGTGGCAAGAAACTGCTGGAAGCCTATCAGGGCGAGCTGCCTTTCTTCGAGAACGAGGATGGCACCGTCACCTTCAAGTTCAGCGGCTATGCCTCGTACAAGGACCAGAAGACTGGCGAGAACCGCGACATCGTTCTGCGTGTCGTTGACGCCAAGGGTAAGCGCATCGAAGCCGTTCCTGCCATCGCTGGCGGTTCCAAGCTGAAGGTCCGCTTCTCGATCTTCCCGTACACCTTCGGTGCCGTTGTTGGTGCCAGCGTGAAACTGCAACTGGACAGCGTGATGCTGATCGAGCTGCGCGAGTTCGCTGCTGGTGGTGACGACTGGGCTGGTCAGGAGGAAGAAGGCTTCGAGGCTCCTGATGACCGCGAAGAAGGCTGGCGCGGTGAGCAAGGCGAAGAAGACGAAGACTCGAACCAGTACGGCTCGGGCGACTTCTGATGGCTTACGCTGGTCCGAAGGGTGCTCGTACAGGCGCCTTTCGTTCTGGCCTCGAAGACCGCAACGCGAAGCATATGGACAAGCTCGGGGTCAAGTACGACTTCGAGCGGTTCCACATCAACTACGTCGTTCCGGCCCGCGATGCCAAGTACACACCGGACTTCGTGTTGGCCAATGGGATCATCATCGAGACCAAGGGAATCTGGGAAGTTGACGACCGCAAGAAGCACTTGCTGATTCGTGAGCAATACCCTGACCTTGACATTCGACTGGTCTTCTCGAACTCCAACTCGAAAATCTACAAGGGTTCGCCCACGTCCTACGCCGACTTCTGCACGAAGCACGGCATTCAATTCGCTGACAAGTTGGTCCCTCGTGACTGGCTGAAGGAGGCTCGCAAAGAGATACCCCAAGGGGTTCTCGTACCGAAGAAAGGAGGTTAGTCATGGCCAAGGTTCAATTCAAACCGCGTCCAGCCACGGACTTCATCGTGGTTCACTGTGCGGCTACCAAGGCCAGCATGGACATAGGCGTCCGTGAGATTCGCCAGTGGCACGTCCAGCAAGGATGGCTCGACATTGGTTACCACTTCGTCATTCGTCGTAACGGCACCGTCGAGAACGGTCGTCCTCACGATGTCATCGGGTCCCACGTCAAGAGCTACAACAGCCGAGCGCTGGGCATATGCCTCGCTGGCGGTATCGACGACAAGGGTCAACCCCAGAACAACTTCACGCCTGAGCAGTTCGCATCGCTCAAGCTGCTGCTGATTGCCAACAAGCGTCAGTACCCACAAGCCCAGATCGTTGGCCATCACGACCTCGACTCTGGCAAAGCCTGCCCTTCCTTCAAGGTCTCTGACTGGCTCAAGACGGCTGGCATTTAAAAACCCTCACTGTGGCTCACATGGATTCGTTCCGTGTGGGCCTCTTTGCGTTGACTTTAGGAGGACATTATGAACCGTTCCTTACTGCAAGGCGGTTTCGACCTCTGTGAGCATCTCATTGGACTGGGCATCGGCGCGATCATCGCTGGTGGCTGTGCCCGTGACCTGTTCTTCGGGGTGGAACCGAAAGACATCGACATCATTTGCGCGGGCAGTGACCCGGAGACAGTTTCCAGAGCGCTCGATGAAGGTGGTTATTCCTACGAGAAGTTCCCCAAGTACCACACCGGGTCTGACTCGGATCGGCTGCAAGGGGTCTGGAAGATCGAAGGGTCGAACATCGACGTGATCCTCTACGAGACCGATTGTGTCTCCGAGGCGATCCAGAAGTTCGACTACAACCTCAACCAGTTCGCCATCACTGGCATCCAAAGGGGCATCGAAGGGGCGACCATTCGCTTCATGGGTGCGAGCCATTGGAGCAACCTTGTGAGACTCCGTGAGGATGCTCGTGGGTCGCGTGCCGAGAAGATGGAAGCCAAGTGGCTGACCCTGATCGACAAGGCTCCAAACGTGGATGAGCGGGAGGTGGCTGATGTCGTCTCCTGAAGAAAGCGAAAGCGTATTCCTGAAGCACATCCCCTGTGAGAACTGTGGGTCTTCAGATGCCAACTCGCTTTTCAGTGACGGCCACCAGTTCTGCTTTGCCTGTGACCACTATGTCAAGGGTGATGGCGAGTCATCTGGTGAGCGCGTCCAGAAGGAGCGCAACTCTGACTGCATCGAGTTCGCCAAGTCACAAGGTCGATTCCAAGACCTGCCAGCTCGGTTCATTCAGGAGGCTATCTGCCGCCAGTATGGCTACTGGGTCGGCAAGGTCTGGCACCCGATCAAGCGTGAAGTGGTCATGGCTCAAGTGGCCAACTACTACGATGCTCAGGGCAACCTGACAAGCCAGAAGGTACGGGACGCCACCAAGGAGTTCTTCACCGCTGGAGCACACGACAAGGACGCTCTGTTCGGTCGCCAGCTCTGGTCTGGTGGTCGCAAGATCGTGGTCACCGAGGGCGAGATTGACTGCCTGACAGTGGCTCAGTTGCAGGGTGGCAAGTATCCAGTGGTCTCCATTGGGCACGGCTCCAAGGCAGCGAAGAAGACCTGCGCCAGCAACTACGAATACTTCGACACGTTCGACGAGATCATCCTCATGTTCGACATGGATGACGCTGGTCGGGCAGCCTCTCAGGAGGCCGCTGAGGTACTCCCACCGGGCAAGGTGAAGATCGCTGTCCTTCCCTTCAAGGATGCCAACGAGTGCGTCAAGCAGGGCAACGCCAAGGCTGTCACTGACGCCATCTGGAATGCCCAGCCGTTCGTGCCCGATGGGGTCGTCTCTGCGAAGTCCCTAAAGGCCCGCTTGAAGGAGAAGAAGGTGATCCCTTCGCTTCCTCTGGTGGCCCCTCACGAACTCAAGAAGATGACCAAGGACTGTCGTGGTGGTGAGGTGATCCTCGTGACCTCTGGCAGTGGCTCGGGCAAGTCCACCTTCGTGCGTCAGAACGTCTACAACCTATTCCACAACGAGTCCATTCCGTGTGGCGTTGCCATGCTGGAGGAAGCCGTTGAGGAAACCGTTCAGGACATCGTTGGCCTGCACATCGGTGCTCGTGTCCGTCAGAACCCTGATGAGACCACTGAGGAAGTCTTCGACCGCGCCTTTGATGAAATCTTCGAGAGCGACAAGCTGTTCCTGTATGACGCCTTTGCGGAAGCCGCTGAGGACCGTCTGCTGGCGAAGCTGGCCTACATGGTCGAGGCCGAAGGTTGCCGGGTGATCGTGCTCGACCACATCTCGATTGTCGTGTCTGCAATGGACGGCGATCAGGACGAGCGTAAGACCATCGACCGACTGATGACCAAGATCAAGGCATTTGCCAAGACCAAGAACGTCGCAGTGTTCGTGATCTGTCACCTGAAAAACCCTGACAAGGGCAAGCCTCACGAGGAAGGCCGACCAATCGTGGTCACCGATCTGCGTGGCTCGGGCGGTCTGCGTCAACTGAGTGACACCATCATCGCGCTGGAGCGAAACCAGCAAGGCGCATTCCCTCACATCATCCTGTTCCGCGTTCTCAAGTGCCGCTTCACGGGCGAGACGGGCGTGGCTGGATTCATGCGTTACGACAAAGCAACTGGTCGCCTCGAACCAATGCCAGAAGGCTGGAAACCCGAGGACACATCCGAAGCCGATGAGGCGTGGAAGGACCAGCAAGAACCCGACTTTTAACTGAAGGAGAACCACCACATGAAAGCACTGAAATCGTTCGACATCGTTACCGCTCTGATCGTTCTGGCTGGCCGCATCGCCAAGCGTCGTCACGAGAAGCTGGTCGCCCGTGAGGCGTCCCTGAAGGCTGCCATTGCGGCTACCAAGCTGCCTATCAGCAGACCGTCTCGGATCGCGTGCAGGCCGACTGGCGTCACCAAGACATCACCCGAGTGAAGTAACTCAAGGGGTCCTTTCGGGGACCCTTTCGGTTAACTCACACGCCACTCAATAGGAGATACACCATGAACCATTCCGACATCCGCAAGTACCTGAAGCAAGGCGAGCAGGCCGTCGATGTTCTCAAGTCGCTGGGCTACACCTACGTGGCCAACGGCAAAGAGCACCCTCATTGGGTGGCCCCTGTGAATCCTCTCGACCCGATCATTGAGGGCATCAAGTCGATGGTCTCCGAGCAGGTCGCAGCGACCATCAAGGAGGAAACCTCGAAGGCATACCTCAAGGGTGAAGCTGACGCGATCCGCAACACCGACCTGCGTGGTCCTCAATGGGACTCCGTGAAGGACCTCAAGGGTCTGCCGTTCAGCATCATGGTCGCCAAGATTCCGAGCCACTCGAAACTCCACGGCTACTCGATGACCCACTTCACCAATCGGCAGTTCTCCTGCCTTGAGGTGCGCTACCACCGCTCGCCCGAGTACACCGGCTATGCCGTGTTGTTCTCGTTCCCCGTGCGTCCATTCCACCCTGAGACTGTCTGGCTCCCACTGAGCGCCTGCGTCTTCCGTCGATAGGAGGGCAACCATGCTCATCTCTGACATCGAAACGAACGGCCTCCTTGAGACCGTCGATAAGTTCCACTGCGCGACCATTCAGGACTGGTTCACCGGCCAGTACACGCGCTTCAATGAGGCCACCTTTGGGGACTACATCAAGGCCCTCGAAGCTGAGGCTGCGAAGCCGGATGGTCTCATCGTGTTCCACAACGGGATCAAGTACGACATCCCTGCGCTGGACAAACTGAAGCGCCAATACTTCGGCAAGCGTCTGAACATCCCTCGCAAGAAGGTGCTCGACACGCTGGTTCTGGTGCGACTGATCCACTCGAACATCCGTGACCGTGACGCTGGGCTTATGCGCTCTGGCATCCTACCGGGCAAGATGTTCGGGTCTCACTCTCTGGAAGCGTGGGGCTATCGCCTCGGTGAGATGAAGGGTGAGTACAAGCATGACTTCATGCGCCAGCTCGAAGCGGATGGTGGCGTCTACACGCCGGGTCTCGAATGGGCTGTCTGCAACCAAGCGATGGAGGACTACTGCGAGCAGGACGTTCGCGTTACCTCGAAGCTCCTTCGGAAGCTCATGGAGGACTCCCACTACTTCGTGGATGGTCAAGCTATTGAGTGTGTCCGAATGGAGCACGCTGCTGCATGGACTCTGGCCCAGATGGAGCGCAACGGATTCCCGTTCGACCTCGAAGGTGCTGAGCGACTCTATGCGGAACTCGCAGGGATTCGCCAAGACCTGCTGACCAAGCTTATCAAGACCTTCGGGTCGTGGTATCAGCCGAAAGGCGGCACCGAGCAGTTCCGTCACCCGGTGAGCGACAAGCCACTGGAGACGTGGACCAATGGACCGTTCGCTGGTCAAGCCATTCCTCGTGTGAAGTATCCGAAGGTCGGTGGTGTGTACAACGCCAACGGCAAGACCAAGGACAAGCGCGAGACCTTCGCTGGGGCACCATACACCCCGGTCGAGTTCGTTACCTTCAACCCAACGTCACGCCCTCACATCATCAAGATGCTCAAGAAGGCTGGCTGGGAACCCTCTGAGTTCACCGACAACGGTGCTCCGAAGGTTGACGATGAGGTGCTCGAACACGTCCGCGTAGATGACCCAGAGAAGCAGGCAGCGATTGAGCTGATTCGTGAATACCTGATGATCCAGAAGCGCATTGGCATGTTGGCCGAAGGCGATAACGCATGGATCAAGCTGGTGGGTGAAGACGGTGCGATGCACGGTTCTATCAACCCCAACGGCGCTGGTACTGGTCGAGCGACTCACGCCTACCCGAACATGGGTCAGGTCCCTTCCGCGAGTGCCACCTACGGTCCTCACTGCCGTGCGCTCTTTGGGGCGACCCATGCGAAGAAGCGTAAGGGCTGGGAGAAGGTCGTCCAAGTGGGCACCGATGCGAGCGGCCTTGAGCTGCGTTGCTTGGGCCACTATGGGGCACCCTTCGACGAAGGCCGTTATGCGGACACCGTGCTCAACGGTGACATCCACTGGGTCAACGGCAAGGCTGCTGGCATCATCAAGTTTGACGTTCGTGACAAACACAACGAAGAACACGAGAAGGTCCGTGGCATCGCCAAGACGTTCATCTATGCGTTCCTCTATGGCGCTGGTGATGAACTCGTTGGTTCCTTTGTGGGTGGCGGTAAGAAGGAAGGCAAGGCCCTGAAGAAAGACTTCATGGAGAACACCCCGGCCATCTCTGGCTTGCAGGGTGCGATTGCCGACCAGCTCATCACCGAGCAGAAGTGGAACCAAGCAACCCGCCGTTTCGACATCAAGTGGAAGCGTCGTTGGCTGCGTGGTTTGGACGGTCGCAAGATTCACGTCCGCTCGCCTCACTCTGCGTTGAACTTCCTGCTCCAGTCTGCTGGCGCAATCATCTGCAAGAAGTGGGTCGTCGAAGTTGAGCGAATCCTCATGGAAGAACATGGGCTTTACCACGGCTGGTACAAGGACGATGGCACGCCCGGTGACTTCTGCTACATGGCGTGGGTTCACGACGAACTCCAGATCGCTGCACGTACACCCGAGATCGCTGAGATCGTCGCTAAGGTGGCCCAACAGGCTATCCGCGAAGTGGGTGAATCTTTCCAATTCCGTTGCCAACTCGACACTGACTACAAGATCGGTGCGACATGGCGCGAGTGCCACTAATAGGAGGCCAACATGGCTAAGACTCTCAAACTCAATGTGTCCTTCCCGATGTCCGTTGTGGTCAACACCGAGACCTGCAAAGGCTTGGAGGTGGCCCGAGCGGCTGCCCGTGAGGCAATCAAGCAAGGCACCACCAATGGCAACAAGCGTGACTTCATGCTGAACGTCTTCGCGTCCGACAAGACCACCGAGGAAGTCCTTGAGATCATCATTCGTTCCGGCGTTCGCCAGTTGGTCCGCGAGGAACTGACCCGTGAGATGACCAACGATGAGACCCGCGCAACTGTGGGCGACATCAAGGTCTCCTTCGAGGACAGCTCCGTGCTGGCCCGTTCGTGCGACTGCAACGCCTGCTTCGAGTGCAAGATCGCCCGAGGCGGTTCCGATGAATGAGTACCTCGTGACCCTATGGGGACTCAAGAAGGCTGCCCGTGCGTACCAGAGCGACTTCGTTCGTGGGCGCATTGCGCTGGTCAATGAGGCAGCTTGCCGGGGGCACATCTCGTGCCTCTCGACTGCCGGTAAGAACATGGGCTTCTGGTCTCTCACTACGAGCGGCCAGCAGTTCCTCGCACAATATGGAGGTGCCCTATGAGCAAACTGAAAGTGGGCCTCGCCCTTGACATGGACTACCTCATCTTCAGTGCCATGAGCGCCAGCGAAGAAGAAGTGGACTGGGGCGAAGACGTGTGGACGCTGAACTGCGATCACAAGAAAGCCCGTGACATTCTGTTCGGCACCCTCAAGACCATCAAGGCGGACATCGCTGGGCAGCTCAAGCGCAAGTACAAGCTGGCTCCTGAAGCCTACGAGTTCGTCGATCTGTGCATCCTGTCGGGCGACGACAACTGGCGTAAGGAGGTCCTTGAGACCTACAAGGCCAACCGTAAGGGCAAGCGAAAGCCAGTAGGCTACCCGCACTTCTGCCAAGGCATCATGGATCACTTCGGCCCTGAGCGTTCGTTCAAGTGGCACGGTGTGGAAGGTGACGACGTGTGCGGCATTCTGATGACCAATCCGGGTCTCGCTGGCTGCGACCGGGTTATCTCGGTGAGCTGCGACAAGGACTTCAACACGGTCCCCGGTTACTTCTTCTGGCTGACCCAGATGGAGCTGGTGAAGAACGACGAGGCAACTGCCGACAAGTTCCACATGATCCAGACCATGATGGGCGACGTTACCGATGGCTATGGTGGCATCCCCGGTGTGGGCAAGGAGACCGCCAAGGAGTTCGTTGAGAACCCTGAGTTCTTCTATCAGGCCACCAAGGTGATGAAGTCTGGTCCTCGCAAGGGTGAGGAAGTGTCCTATTGGACCTCCTGTAAGCGCGGTGACGAGCAGTTCGACCTGTTCCAAGGTCCTGACCTCTGGGCCTGCATGGCGTCCCTTGCAGCGAAGCAGGGGATGTCTGAGGAAGACCTCATCGTCCAAGCTCAGGTTGCCCGTATCTGCCGCGCAAGCGACTTCGATATGGACACCATGAAGCCGATCCTGTGGCGTCCTCACGATTCGTCTCTGCGCCGCTCTGCTGCCTAAAAACCCTCACTATGGCCATAGGGGACCGTTAGGTTATCTCTGTGGCCTTTTCGTTTAATGGAGGGCCAATGCTCAAAGTTATCCAACATCACATCCAAAACCCTGATGACATTCCTGACATCGCTCCAGCCGCTGCTGAGTACCTCGCTGTACGCCTGAACGCCTCGTACCTGATTGCCACTGGCATCGTGGATGACCTGCGCAAACAAGGCTACTCCGAGGGCTACATTGCGGGCTTCCTTGACGGTGCTAATGCTGCTGTCGAGATCACCGAGCTGATGCAGGAGGCTCAGTTACAGAAGGAGGAATGACCATGTGCTTCAAATCCAAGGTCAAGACCCCAAAGACCAATCCTGATTCCCTGAAGGCACCCGAGCCGGTTCTCATTGAGGAACCCAAGGGTGTGGACTTCGGGGCCTCGGAAGATGACCAATCGACCGAGACTGGGACCGACTCTCTGAAGGTCAAGAAGGACTCCACCAGCGACAAGGGTGATGGGTCTACCACCGCCACTGCCAAGGATACCGGCATGGGCAAGACCATCTCTGCGCCTGTCAAGCGGGCAATGAAGAAGGTCACCAAGTGATAACCCAATGGCGTCAATGCGGGGACCGAGCGGTCTTCCGTGAGCGTCTGAGGGAGATCATTGAGCAGTTCCCTGAGATGACATGGACTCGTTCCTTTTACGAGGCCCATGCGGAAATCTGTGCGGCCACTGAGTCACTCGATGAGTGGGTCGAGCTGGTCGTGAGAGATGCCTCTGGGAAGCTCGTGGGGTTCGCTGTAGCGACGGACGACGATGACAGCCATGTAGGTGCCCTTCTGGGCGTCCAGTGGCGCATGGTCTTTCCAGAGGCCCCAGCGGGCACCTGCATGAAGCTCCAACGTGGCCTCGTTAAGCTGGCCCGTGAATGCAACTACAAGGTCATGGCGTATACCCACCGGGTGGGCGAAGGACGCTATGAGATCAACTACACGAAACTGAAGGAGAAACCCAATGGGCAAGAAGATCAAGAAGGCCGTTAAGTCGGTCACCAAGAGCGTCTCGAAGGTCGCTGGCGTAGCCTCTGGTGGCCTGCTGGGTGGCAGTGAAGAAAAGCCGAAGGAAGTGGTCCAACAGGCCGCTGCTGTGGAAGCTCCTGCGCCTGTAGCGAACGCCGCTGCTGTGGTCGAAGCGCCGAAGGATTCCAGTGATGGTGAGGACGATTCCGATACCGAAGCTGCGAAGAAGGCTGCTCGTGCCAAAGGCAAGCGTGGTCTGTCGGTAGCTCGCTCTGCCGGTACTGGCATCAACATCTGACAAGGAGGTGACCAGTGGCCGAGACCAAACGAGAAGGTCTCGCTGAGGAAGGCGCGAAAGCCGTTTACGAACGACTGAAGAACGACCGAGTACCTTACGAGACCCGTGCTGAAAACTGCGCCAAGGTCACCATCCCTTCCCTGTTCCCCAAAGACTCCGACAACAGCTCTACTGACTACACGACTCCGTGGCAGGCAGTGGGCGCTCGGGGTCTCAACAACCTGTCCGCAAAGGTGATGCTCGCTCTGTTCCCACTGCAAAGTTGGATGAAGCTGAAGGTCTCCGAGTGGCAGGCAAAGCAGCTCGTTAGCGACCCCTCGCAACTGGCTGTGGTGGAACAAGGTCTGGGCATGGTGGAGCGCATCCTGATGTCCTACATGGAAGCCAACAGCTACCGAGTGACGCTCTTTGAGTTGATCCGTCAGTTGGCCCTTGCAGGCACCGCTCTGATCTATCTACCACCACCTGACGCATCGTCCAATTCGTACAACCCGATGAAGCTCTACACGCTCCACAACCATGTGGTCCAGCGTGATGCCTTCGGGAACGTCTTGCAGATCGTGACGCTCGACAAGGTGGCCTATGCGGCACTCCCAGAGGACGTTCGCAACAGCCTCTCTGGTGGTCAAGAGTACAAGCCCGAGCAGGAGCTGGAGGTCTATACCCACATTTACATCGACGACGAGTCTGGTGACTTCCTGAGCTATCAGGAGATCGAAGGCGTTGAGGTCGATGGGAGTGATGGTCAGTACCCTCAAGATGCCCTGCCGTGGATCGCTGTGCGCTGGACCAAGCGAGATGGTGAGCACTATGGACGTTCACACGTTGAGGAATACCTCGGCGACCTGAACTCTCTGGAGTCGCTCAATGAGGCCATGATTAAGTTCGCCATGATTAGCTCGAAGGTCGTCGGCCTTGTGAACCCCAACGGGATCACTCAGGTCCGTCGTCTGGTCAAGGCTCAGACTGGTGACTTCGTGGCTGGCCGTAAGTCAGACATTGAGTTCCTACAACTGGAGAAGACCGCTGACTTCACTGTGGCCAAGTCCGTTGCTGATGCCATTGAGGCACGCCTAAGCTACGTCTTCATGCTTAACTCTGCCGTTCAACGGTCGGGTGAGCGTGTGACCGCTGAGGAAATCCGCTACGTCGCCAGTGAACTGGAGGACACCCTCGGGGGAGTCTATTCGATTCTCTCGCAGGAGCTGCAACTGCCAATCGTGCGAGTGCTGCTCAACCAACTGCAAGCGACCCAGCAGATTCCGAACCTGCCTCAAGAAGCTGTCGAGCCGACCGTAACGACTGGTGCTGAAGCGCTGGGCCGTGGTCAGGACCTCGATAAGCTGACCCAGTTCCTGAACGCTGTGGCAACCGTGTCGCAGTTGAATGGTGACCCTGACCTGAACGTGAACAACATCAAGCTCCGACTGGCCAACGCCATCGGGATTGACACGGCTGGTCTGCTGCTCACCGAGGCCGAGAAGGCTCAAGCGCAATCCCAAGAGATGCTCAGGCAGGGTGGCCTCAACGCTGCTGCTGGTATTGGCTCTGGGGTCGCTGCTCAGGCTACTGCAAGTCCCGAAGCAATGGAGTCCGCTATGGACACCGCTGGAGTTCAACCGGGGCCAATCGCCACTCAGGTTTAAAACCCTCACTATGGCTGCATGGAGACTTCTCTGTGCGGCCTTCTTTCTGATAACTCAAGGAGACCTCAATGTCCGACATTTATGCCGAGTTCGGCGTCAACGGGGCAGTCATGTCCAGCAACAACATCACCGAGCACGAGCAGAACATGCTGGCTCTGCCGACCTCTGTCCGTGATGGTGATGAGTCCATCGAGACCATCGACCCAGATACCGAAGTCGAGCTGGGCACCGAGCAGGATCAGGAGACCGAAGTCGAGGTCACTGACAACGAAGCTGGTGAAGGTGAGAACGATGCTACCGAAGAAGGTGGCGAAACCGAGTTCACCCCGCTGGGCGAGCCTGACGCTGAGCTGGTCGAATCCAGCCGTCAGATCGACGAGTACGCTGAAGGGTTCGCCCAGATGCGTGAGCAGGCCATCAAGGCCGGTCTCAGTGCAGAAGTTGCAGACCAGATCGAAGCAGAATACGAGCGTGACAACCAGCTCTCCGAGGCGTCCCTGAAGGCGCTCGAAGCGGTGGGCTACAGTCGCGGTTTCGTTCGCTCCTTCATCAACGGTCAGGAAGCTCTGGCGAACACCTACGTGGCCCAGATTCAGGCTTACGCTGGTGGCCCAGAGAAGTTCCAAGCGATCCTGTCGCACCTCAATGCGACCTCTAAGGACGCCGTGGCTTCTCTCGAAAAGGCCATCGAGTCGCAAGACCTGCACGCCATCAAGACCATCATCAACTTGGGCATGGCGAGCCACACCAAGAAGTTCGGTAAGACCCCTCAACGTTCGGTCACCAAGCGTGCCCCAGCGTCCCCAGCGGCTGCCCGTAAGAGCACCGTCGAGGGCTTCGCTTCGCAACGCGAGATGATCGCTGCGATGTCCGATAAGCGTTACCAAGATGACGCTTCCTACCGTGCTCAAGTCGAGGCCCGAGTGGGCGCTTCGAGCTGGTAAGACACTGATTTAAAAACCCTCACTATGGCTGCATGAGAGTTCTTTGGGATGACCCCAAGGACTCCGTGTGCCTATCAATTCTGCAAAGGAGAACTACACATGGCAAACGCAACTGGCGGTCAACAAATCGGTGCCAACCAAGGCAAGGGCCAATCGGCTGCTGACAAACTGGCTCTGTTCCTGAAAGTCTTCGGTGGCGAAGTTCTGACCGCATTCGTGCGTCGTTCCGTCACTATGGACAAACACATGGTCCGTACCATCCAGAATGGTAAGTCGGCCAGCTTCCCGGTCATGGGTCGCACCAAGGGCTACTACCTCGCTCCGGGTGAGAACCTCGACGACAAACGTAAGGACATCAAGCATTCCGAGAAGGTCATCCAGATCGACGGCCTGCTGACTTCCGACGTTCTGATCTACGACATCGAAGATGCCATGAACCACTACGACGTTCGTGCCGAGTACAGCGCCCAACTGGGTGAAGCTCTGGCCATCGCCGCTGACGGTGCTGTTCTGGCTGAAATGGCCAAGCTGTGCAACCTGCCTGCTGCGTCGAACGAAAACATCGCCGGTCTGGGCCAAGCCGTTGTTCTGAACATCGGTGCTGCTGCTGATCTGGTCGATGTCGAAGCTCGTGGTAAAGCGATCCTGAAGGGCCTGACTCTGGCTCGTGCTCGCCTGACCAAGAACTACGTCCCTGCTGGTGACCGTCGCTTCTACTGCGCCCCAGAAGACTACAGCGCGATCCTGTCCGCTCTGATGCCGAACGCTGCGAACTACGCTGCGCTGATCGACCCAGAAACCGGCAACATCCGCAACGTCATGGGCTTCGAGGTTATCGAAGTTCCTCACCTGACCGTGGGTGGCGCTGGTGACAACAACCCAGCCGATGGCGTGGCTCCGACCAACCAGAAGCACATCTTCCCGGCTACCGCCACTGGCGATGACCGTGTTGCTCAGAACAACGTGGTCGGCCTGTTCAACCACCGTTCGGCTGTCGGCACCGTCAAGCTGAAAGACATGGCTCTGGAGCGCGCTCGTCGCCCTGAGTTCCAAGCTGACCAGATCATCGGCAAGTACGCGATGGGTCACGGCGGTCTGCGTCCTGAAGCTGCTGGTGCGCTGGTCTTCACCCCAGCCGCCTAACGGCAACCCAAACCCCTTGAGGCCCTTACGGCTTTGAGGGGTTTTTTCATTAGGAGGATCAACATGCGCTCTTACGAAGCAACACTCGAAACAGATGACGAACTCGCAGCCATCAACGACATGCTCGCAGCAATCGGTGAGTCCCCTGTGAGTTCCCTTGAGGGGGACCCTAACGCTGACGTGGCGAACGCTCGCCGCATCCTCAATCAAGTCAACCGCGAAGTTCAATCGCGTGGCTGGACGTTCAACATTGAGGAAGGCGCAGTGCTCTCACCGGACTCCTTCAGTGGACTCATTGAGTACCTCTCGGACTACCTTCGGATAACCACATCGGGTGGCACCGTTTACGTCAACCGTGGCGGGTACGTCTATGACCGCTCGACCAAGACCGACGTTTACACCAACGACATCACGGTCGATCTGATCCGCTTCAAGACCTTCTCTGAGATGCCTGAGTGTTTCCGCTCGTACATCGTGGCGAAGGCTTCTCGACGCTTCAACATCCGCTTCTTCGGTGCTGGTGAGATCGAAGGGTCTCTGCAAGAGCAGGAGTCGGAAGCGTGGCAACAGTGCCAAGAGTACGAACTGGACTACGGCGGTTTCAATATGATCGACGGTGACTCTTACGTCGGTGGCATCGCATCTCGATAAGGAGGGCCTATGGGACTCGTTTCGCAATCCGTCAAGAACCTCAAAGGAGGTATCTCGCAACAACCAGACATCCTTCGGTTCTCCAACCAAGGCGCTCTGCAAATCAACGGGTGGTCCTCGGAGACTCAAGGTCTTCAGAAACGGCCACCAACCACCTTCACCAAGCGTCTCCAGAACAAGGGTTTCCTCGGCACCAAGCCGCTGGTTCACCTCATCAACCGGGACGCCCAAGAGCAATACTTCGTGGGCTTCTCTGGGACCGGTCTGGCAGTCTGGGACCTGAAGGGCAACAACTACACCGTGCGTGGCTACAACGGTTACGCCAACTGTGCCAACCCTCGGACTGACCTACGCCTCATCACTGTGGCCGACTACACCTTCGTGGTGAATCGGAACACCGTGTGCCAGATGGGATCGACTCTGACAAACCCTTCGTACCCACGGCTGGATGGTCGAGCGATCATCAACGTGCGTGGTGGTCAGTATGGACGAACACTGTCGATCACCATCAACGGTGACGGCACTGGGTCCAGTCCTCAAGCGTCCATTAAGATGCCCAACGGGTCTGCCGAGAAGGTGCCCGCTGGTGACCCATACGCTGGCATGAACCAAGTGGACATGACAGATGCCTCATGGATCGCCGCTGAGCTGGCTCGGCAACTGACAGTCTCTCTGGGAGGCTCTGGGTGGTCGTTCCAAGCAGGCACCGGGTGGATTCTCATCAATGCCCCTGCCAACGACAACATCCGCCAGATCGCAACCAAGGACGGCTACGCTGACACCCTTCTCAGTGGGTTCATCTATCAGGTCCAGACCTTCACGAAGCTCCCTGCGAACGCCCCACCGGGTTACCTCGTGGAGATCACTGGTGAGTCTGCCCGTTCTGGTGACAACTACTGGGTCCAATATGACGCCTCTGGGAAGGTCTGGAAGGAGACAGCGAAGCCGAAGATCATCGCAGGGTTCAACAACGCAACGCTCCCACACGCGCTTATCAGGGCCGCTGACGGGCAGTTCGACTGGACTCCACTGACGTGGGATGGACGCAACGCTGGTGACGATGACACGAACCCAATGCCGTCCTTCGTAGGCGCTGCGATCAACGACGTGTTCTTCTTCAGGAACCGTTTGGGTTTCCTCTCGGGTGAGAACGTCGTGATGTCTCGGACCTCGAAGTATTTCAACTTCTTCCCAAGCAGCGTGGCGACCCTGAGCGATGACGACCCAATCGACGTGGCCATCTCGCACAACCGTATCTCGATCCTGAAGTACGCTGTGCCGTTCTCTGAGCAGCTCCTGCTGTGGTCCGACCAAGCCCAGTTCGTTCTGTCGAGCAACGGTATCCTGTCGAGCAAGACCATCGAGCTGGACCTGACCACTGAGTTCGACGTGAGCGATGGTGCCCGTCCCTATGGGATTGGTCGCGGGGTTTACTTCGCAGCTCCACGGGCCTCCTTCACGTCCCTCAAACGGTACTACGCGATTCAGGATGTCTCTGACGTGAAGTCCGCTGAGGATGTCTCTGCGCACGTTCCGAGCTACATCACGAACACCGTCCACGCGATCCACGGGTCGGGTACTGAGAACTTTGTGAGCATCCTTTCGGACGGCTCGCCTAACAAGGTCTTCATCTACAAGTTCCTGTACCTCGACGAGATTCTCCAGCAGCAGTCCTTCAGTCACTGGGAGTTCGGTGATGCGGCCACAACCCGTGTCCTCGCAGCCTCGTGCATTGGCTCCTACTGCTACCTGATGATCGACCGTCCAGAGGGCCTGTGCCTTGAGCGCATGGAGTTCACGCAACACACCATCGACTATTCCATCGAGCCTTACCGGACCTACATGGACATGAAGAAGACCATCGTCCTCGGTGGCTACAACATCGACACGAACCTGACTTCGTTCGACGTTCGGACTGCCTATGGTGGAACGCCGGGTCCTGAGTCCACGTTCTACACCATCGACCAGCAAGGGGTTCTTATCGAACACGAGGCGCGGGACTGGGCGACCAATCCGTACATCTCGTTCGTGGGCAACCGGGCTGGCGAGCAGATGGTGATCGGCAAGCAGTACACCTTCCAGTACGAGTTCAGCAAGTTCCTCATCAAGCAGACCGCTGACGATGGGTCCACCTCGACCGAGGACATTGGACGCTTGCAGCTTCGTCGTGCGTGGCTGAACTACGAGGAATCTGGTGCCTTCGAGATCAACGTCAACAACGGCTCCAGTGAGTTCGTCTACGTGATGACTGGTGGTCGCCTTGGGATTCAACGAGTCCTCGGTGAGTTGTCCGTGGGTACTGGTCAGTTCAAGTTCCCTGTGACCGGCAATGCCGTAAACCAACGAGTCACCATCACCAGCTCCAACCCGAACCCACTCAACGTGATCGGATGCGGCTGGGAAGGTAACTACATCCGCCGTTCTTCCGGCATCTAACAGTGACCAAGTGGGGGCCTCAAAAACCCTCACTATGGCACCCTATGAGGGTTTCTTTATGATCTTGACACAAGCAACCAAGCGTGACCTTGAGGAAGCAGCAGGCAATCTTTCGTTCGCTGATCTTCAAGAATTCCATTCCCACACCAGTGGGCGCGATCCATCCGAGACACTTCCTGCCTGCCTTGACGAGACCACGATGGTCATCAAGGTGGGCGCTTTGGTTCTGGCCGTTGGTGGCTCCAAGAATTGCCTGTGGTTCGTGACGACCAATGTGGTCCAGTCGCTGACCAAAGGACAACGGATGCGCTTCTACAAGCTCCTGCATGGGCACCTCAAAGGTCTCCGTGACAGTGGGCACCAATACCTGACCAACTTCGTGTCGGTCGATAACTGGGACCATATCCGCCTTCTCAACTCACTCGGGGCTGTCTTCGCTAAGGAGCACACCATGAGTCCAGCCGGATGTCGGTTCCGTCAATTCTGGCTATAGGAGGTGAGCTATGTGCGAACCAGTATCCATCGGCATGGCCGCTGTCGCCCTCGTGGGTGGCACTATGGCTGCGCACGATAAGTCGAAGGCTGAGGGTGCCGCTGAGGACGCCCAACGTCGATCTGCCCGTGAGCAGGTCAAGCAGATGAACATGGCCAACGCCAACCTGAACCTCAACGCTCAGGACAAGGCAGACGAGGCCCGTAAGCAGCTCGCTGAGGTCAACATGCAGGCCCTGCGAAACCAAGGGACCATCCGCACCGCTATCGGTGAGTCAGGTCTCTCAGGGAACTCCATGAAGCGCATTGCGAACTCCATCGAGAACGAAGCGAGCCAGCAGCGAATGTCCATCACCGACAACTACCACCGCGACTACCAGTCGATCTTTGCGAACCAGATTGCCAACACCGAGAACACCAAGAGCGCCCTCAAGGGTCAAGCGCAGGTCATCAAGACCTCGGGCCTGTCGAACGCTCTGGGCATCATCTCGTCGGGTGCCAATGGGTACGTCCAAGGGTCGCAGATGTCGAGTGCCATGAAGGGCAGCTCGGCTGGTGGTTCCAACGGAACACCAAAAGGAGGCAAGGCCAATGGCTAACGAAATTTCCAGAGCGGTAGATCAGTCCCGCTTCGGTGGCACTGAGCAGCTCCACGGGTCCACTGCGACCACTCAGTTCCAAGCGTCCATCCAACGGGCACCTGTGGGTTCCACGGGTCTCGCTGAGGCCATGCAGCAGTTCGTCAAGTCTGGCAGTGCAGCCTTCGGGACGTACACCGAGCAGCGCCAAAAGACAGCCGATGAGAGGTCCAATGAGATCATCCGAAAGCTGACCCCTGAGCAGCGCCGTGAGGCAATCCAGAACGGCACCTTGCTGTATCAGGATGACCCCTATGCGATGAACATGCTCCGTCAGAAGTCGGGCCGCTCTGCTGCCTACGATGTCGAGGATGAAATCCAGACCAAGCTGAACAACGGTGAGTTCGACAACAAGGATCGCAAGTACCTTGAGGAATACCGACAACAGCGGCTGGCCCAGACTGCGAAGTCCTACGCTGAGTCCGCTGGCATCGACGAGAACGACCCTGAGTACCAAGCGGGGTTCAACTCGGACATCGTTCAGCGGAACGCTGGTATCTACGACCTGCACGCTCGTCGTCGCTCTGCGTGGTTCCAGTCCCAACAGGCTGTGAACACCCGTGGCGATCTGGCTCCGTTACTGGACGACCCTAATGTGATGCACTCGCCTTCGGGCGGTGAGGTCATCTCGGGCTACTTCAACAACGGCTTGCAGAACGGTTCCTTCCCAAGCGACAAGCAGGCCATTGATTCCCTCTCGATGCTCGTCAAGGACGTGCAGCAGAAGGACGGTGGCACCAACTTGCTGCGCTCTCTGCGCGACCAGACGATCAACGTTCTGGGTGGTCCCAAGAAGGTCGCTGACCTGATCGACCCGGACATCTACGAGAACGCCATCGCGCAATCCGAGGCGAACGAGTACAAGCGCTATCAGAGCCGCACCCGTGAGTTCGAGCTTGGCATCACTACGGCCATCAATCAGGAGAACCCTGAAGACGGCTGGCGGATGCTCCAAGACTTGCGAGCGAAGAACGGCTGGCTCCAAGGGTCGGACAACATGACCCCTCAGAAGCAGAAGCTGATCGACGCTGAGACCCACATGATTGGTCTGGTTAGGCAACAGTCACAGGCCACCGCCAAGGAGACCCAAAAGGCCATCCAAGGGGACGCCCGTGTTGGCTACCTGAAGCAGCAGTACGAGGCTCGAATCAGTGGCCAGAACGTGTCTGTCGATCCCAAGTTCCAACCGGACATCGGTGCGGGCGAGTGGAAAGGCGTGGACGCAATGACCGCTGCCAACGAGATCATGGCCGACATCACCAAGTCGAATCTCCCTGATAACGTGAAGGACGCCAAGAGAGCTGCATACCTGCGTGCTGACTATCAGGGCGGTCCATTCCAGACCTACTACCAAGCGCTCATCACTGACGCCCAGCGGGAATGGAACAACGCGGTGCGCTCTGGTGAGCCGGGTGACATGACTCGAATCACTGAACTGCAACGTGCCTATGCGGCTGACCCAGCGACCATCGGTTCGGTCTACCCAGAGCAGGCTGACTTCCTCGAAAAGATGAAGGACATGGCTGACTCAGGCGCTGACCCGAGCGTGTTGATTGCCGCTGAGAAGGCCACCAAGAACATGAGCCTCGACGAGCGCAAGTTCCGTGACCAAGCGTGGGCAGACCTGAAGAACGATTCCAGCGCCAAGGACCTGACCTCTCTACCGGGTCCCCTTGAGCGGATCGCTCGGACTCTCTACGACGGTTACAACGAGCGCACTGGCAACGCCAAGCAGGCCCAACAGAAGGTCTCTGAGTGGCTCCAGAAGAACACCGTTGCGTTCACCGAGGATCAAGGTGGGGTCTTCTCAGGCCCAGACCAAGGGACTCTCCGTGGGCGTCTCTCGAAGAAAGCCCTCATGGCTGACCCAGCAGACGTGAACTCGTGGCAGGGCGGTCAGGCAATCGTTGAGGACACCTTGAAGGGCCTCGCTGAGAACCCTCAATGGGCCGACACCGGGATGACCGTGGAAGGCACCGACTCTGGGGACATCGTTATCAGCTCGCTCAACGGCAAGCGGGTACGCATTACCCAGCAGCAGATGCAACTGATCTACAAGGCTCGCCAAGCAGCAGCGGCTGAGCAGAAGTTCAACGAGAAGAAGGAATCGGTGAAGACCGGCCAGCTTCTCTACAACGACGTAATCCGAGGGGGCCGTGGCCCTCTCTAACAGGAGGTCTACATGAACCGCAAAGACGAATACGCCAAGCTGGTAGCAGAAGGCACCCCATACGACGACGCAATTCGTCAGGCAGCAGATGCCAATGGGGTCCCCTATGAGTACCTGCACAAGAAGATTTTCATCGAGTCCAGCTTCAACCCTGACGCCAAGTCCCCAACCGGACCTCTGGGTCTGGGGCAGTTCACCAAGGCGACCGGCAAGGCTTACGGCCTGATGACCGATGAGGATCGTCTGGACCCAATCAAGTCCATCAACGCTTCAGCTCAGTACACCCGTGACCTCATGGGCACCTACAAGGGCGACATGCTGAAGGTGGCATTGGCCTACAACCAAGGCAACGGTCGTCTGGGTGCTCCCCAGTTGGCCGCGCTGGATCGTGGGGACTTCTCCAAGATCAGCCATGAGGGTGCCCAGTACATGGCGAACCTACTGGACGTAGCGGGCGACTCTCCGAACCGTAAGTGGTTCGATGGGAATCCCCAAGCCCCAAAGCTCAACTCTGACTTCGAGCAAAACACCAACGGGGTCAGACACCAGCCAAAGGGTGTGCCGGAACTTCCCGAGTCGCAGGGCTTTAACCTTGCCCTCGGGGATGCTCCTAAAGTCCAACCAACGTTCCGCGAGATGGAGATCGACCAGAACGGTCCAGAGAAGGGCGCATGGGACAACACATGGGATGCCGTTAAGTCGTCCCTATTGACCAGCGTCCCGGCTCAGATCGCTCGGAACATCACCGTCGAGGACCATGACCCGTTGGACTGGGTGAAGCCCGGTGACACCTCGAACTGGAACGATCAGGACTTCGAGAACATCCGCAAGGAAGGTATCGACCCGCAATACTTCGGCTTCATCTTCGACTACACCAAGGGCAGCCGTGACAAGCTCCCAGAGGCAATCGCCTTGGCGAAGGAGAACGCTGACTATGATCGCCGGATCGGCAAAGCTGGCTGGGCGGGTCAGTTGACCGCTGGCTTGGCTGGTGCTGCTCTGGACCCACTGACCTACGTTCCTGTGCCCGGTGGTGCTGGTGCCTCGTTCGCTGCCCGTGTGGGTAAGCAGGCTGCCTTCAGTTCGGCCATGTCGGTCGGCTCTGAGGCTCTGCGTGAGCAGGCCACTGGTATCGAAGGCCACTATGCGGCTGCTGCTGTAGGTGGTGCCGTTATCGGTGGTGCGGCTGCTGCTGCTCTGGACAAGTTCATTGCCAAGGCTGCTGTCTCTGGTCGTGCTGATATGGCCGATGCTGACGTGGAAGCTGTTCTGGCCCGCCACGGTGAAGCTGGCCTGCCTAACCGTGACGTTGAGTTACCTGAAGGCATGGCACCAGTCCAGCGCAAGCCGGAAGATGGTGAGATGGACGATGACTATCTGGAGAAGATTCTGGGTCTCCACGGTGAGCGCAGCCACAAGCAGGAAGGCTTCAAGACAATGGCCGACGATTCCGTTGAGTCCATCCTTGCGCGTCACGCTGAGTCGTCTGAGCCGAATGAGTTCTATGGCCCGACCAGTCGCCTGCAAGCCCGTGAGGCTGCTCGCCAAGCTGGTGTGGACGATCCAACCCGTATGCCGATCAACTCCGATGATGCCCTTGAGGACTTCAATGGAGTGCTCTATGCGGAAAACCCCGGCGAGCGTGGTTCGGTTCGTCTGCGAGATGGCTCAATCCTGTCTGGTAGTAACCCGCTCAATCCGAAGACCAACAAGCTGGCCGCTGAGATTGGTCCTGACCGTTCCGCTAAGGGGTTCTCCCTTGGGGCGATCACTGAGATCGGCTACAAGCTGAATCGCTCTGAGGACCCTGACGTGCTGGACATCGGCTCGAAACTGTTCCGTTCTACGGTGCAGACCGAGAGTGGCTCCAATGGACGCTTTGCGGCTACCGCTTCGGACATCATTGAGCGCCTTCGTGGTGAGGACAACCTGTCTTACGGGAAGCTCAACGACCTCACTGAGAGCCTCCTGAAGAACGACCCGAAGTATGCCGGTATGGATGGTTCGAGGCTGGCCCTGATGGAGCGTGCGTATCGTCGCGTGGCGGAAGCTATCGAGGACTCAACGAACGCCAAGAAGGCCATGCTAAGCAAGCAGGAGAAGGAGCTGATGGACCACATCAACGAGCACTTCACCCGCAAGCAGGACGTGTTGGAAAACCCTGCCCAGTTCGGCAACGCTCAGGCTACTGCTGTGCTGGACCAGAGCCGACACGCTGGCCACTATGTGCCTAACGTCTATGACGATGCTGCCCGTGCGCTGTACCTGAAGAAGTTCGGTGGCTCTGATGGTCTCCAGCAGGCAATCAAGTCGAGCTGGCTGGCGTCCTACGCTTCCCGCGCTGCTGTCAAGGCTCGGGTGGACAAGTTCATCAAGGAAGCAATCGAGAAGGAAGGCAAGGTGGCAACGCCTGAGCTGATCGCCCAGCGTGTCGAGCGCTACGCCCATGACAAGGCATACGGCATCTCGCACACTCAGGACTTCAACCGTTCGGCACTGATCGACGATGGTCTTGATTCGCTGGTGGGTGCTGAGAACAACAACTTCCTCGAAGCCCGTAACCTGTTCGACTCGGACGTGTCGGTGCCGCTAAGTGATGGTTCGTCGTTCTCGGTTAATGACCTGCGCATGTATGACTTCACCAAGCTGATGCCATCCTATGACCGACGTATCAACGGTGACGTGGGTATCATGGCTGCGACTGGTGAGGGCACCGATGCGCTCAAGGCTCGTGTCCTGAAGATCAAGACCACCAAGGGCAACAGCTCTGACGTGGAGGCCCTTGAGTCTGCCGTTAAGCTGCTCACTGGTCGCGCTCGTCGTAACCCAGATGACGCCTTTGGGACTGCTCTGCGATCCCTCAACGACCTGTCCTTCTTCACCAAGAACGCCTACATGGGCGTGCAGAACTTCACCGAGATCGCCGGGATGGTGACCAATGGGCATCTTCGGATGCTGATGCACGGTGTGCCTTACCTGCGTGAGATGACCACTTGGGGAACCAAGATCAAACCAGAGCAGCTCAAGGAGATGCACAACCTGATCTTCGGGCGTGAACTGGATGACACCATCCGGCCTCGTCGGGCTGACATCGTGGACCGTCTGCGGACTCAAGGCTCGAACAACTTCGTTGCCCAGACCGTAGGCTCTGCCAAGTTCGCAACTCAGGAACTGGCCGCTCGCAGTCCGTTCACCAAGCTGCTCACTGAGACTTCCAACTACATCGCTGACGCTGGTCGTCAAGGTGCTCTGATGGACATGATCCGAGCTGCTCATGGGGACACTCCGAGAATCCTCACTGACAAGGAGCTGCATCGCCTGTCGATCACCAAGCAACAGTTCGGTGACATCAAGCAAGCGATCAAGGAACACATCGTCCCTGACGGTGATGGCTTCAAGATCAAGGACCCGGCTGCTCTGCGCAGTGACCCACGGACAATGGATATGTGGCGGATCGGTGACAAGATCGCCGACGAGTCGATCCTGCGTCCACACAAGCTGTCCTCTCAGGACTCCCGTGCTCTGGGTGCTGGCTGGCATATGGCTCTCCAGTTCAAGAAGTTCGTCTTCCGGTCTCTCAACGGTCGCCTCATGCGTGGCATATACGACTCCACCAAGAATGGACGTGGCATCGACTTCGCTATTCAAGGGGTCGTCGCAACGGGCCTCGCAACGGGCTTCTTCGTGGCGCAACGCTACGTGCAGGCTCAGGGTATGCCACCAGAGCAACGCAAGGACTTCCTCAAGAACTCCTTCACACCAGAGATGCTGGGCTGGGCAGCGATGTCCCGTAACAACATCCTCGGTGCTCCAATCGGCGTGGCCAACTTCGTGCTCGCTCCACTGGGCTACGACCCGGCTGCTGCTGTGCGTACCTCGGTCCTCCCACGAGGCCCTGAGTTCGTCGCTAAGGATCGTCCAGTACGTTACTCGCCTCTCCGTTCGGATGGCGTTCAGCGTCCACTGAGCGGCCTTCTGGAGCAGGTTCCGGGTGCCGGTATCCTCGGTTCGGTCTACCAAGTAGGTGCGAACTCTGAGGGCCTCTGGAAGGACACTCGCCGCTCCCAAGAGCTGGGCTACATGACCGGCATTTACAATGGACTGCGTGGCCTCGTGCCAAACGATCCAGTCTCGCAACGTGCTCTTAGCGCCATGATGCAGGAAGCAGGTATGGAATACCGCACCCGCTAAAACCCCTCACTATGGCACCCTCAACGGCTCACTTCGGTGGGCCATTTTTTTAAGGAGACGATATGGCTACTACACCAAAGACGGTGCGGACCTACGCTCTCGACGGCACCAAGAAAGACTTCACGATCCCCTTCGAGTATCTCGCTCGGAAGTTCGTTGTGGTCACCTTGATCGGTGCAACTCGACGTGAGCTGATCCTGAACACCGAGTACCGCTTCACCACCAACACGACCATCACCACGACCAAGGCATGGGGACCGGCTGACAACTTCGACCTGATCGAGATTCGCCGACTGACCTCTGCAACTGAGCGTCTGGTGGACTTCGCTGATGGTTCGATCCTTCGGGCCTACGACCTGAACATCTCGCAGGTTCAATCCCTGCACATCGCTGAGGAAGCCCGTGACCTGACCGCTGACACAATCGGCGTGAACAACGATGGTGACCTCGACGCCCGTGCCCGTAAGATCGTCAACCTCGCCGATGGCGTGAACGATGGCGATGCCGTAAACATGCGTCAACAGCGGCAATGGGCAGGCTCTGCGTTGAACTCTGCGAACGCCAGTGCTGCCTCTGCGCAAGCCTCTGAGGCGTCCCGTCAGGCTTCCTTGGCGCAGGCCCAAGCGAGCGCTGCAAGTGCTGGTCAATCGAGCACCTATGCGACCAACTCTCAGAACTCTGCAAGCAACTCTCAGACTTCCCGTCTGGCCTCTGAGGCTGCCCGTGACGCTTCCATCACCGCCCGTGATTTGTCCCAAGCGTGGGCCTCGAAGGCTGAGGATCAGGTCGTTGCATCTGGTCTCTATTCGTCCTACCACTACAGCCGTAAGTCGGCAGCAAGTGCATCGGCGAGTCTGACCTCTGCGAACAACTCTGCGAACTCTGCGAGTTTCTCTACGACCGAGGCCAACCGGGCAACCACTCAGGCCGACCGTGCGAAGACCGAGGCTGACAAGCTGGGCAACATGAACGCGCTCGGTGGGGCGATCCGTGAAGTAAACACGACTGGCAAGAAGGTAGAGATCAACACCGGCTGGGAGTGGAATTCTGACGTAATTGCGGTAGACGGGTTCCGCTCAAGGAGTTCGTCCTCCATCGACTTCAATGCCCAGCTCAACGGGAGACTTGGCGCTTCATTCACTGGGAGCCTTTCAGTTGGAGGTACTACCAGCCTACAGAACACCACTGTAGCCGGTCTAACAGTGAACACTGGTGCCCAGTTCAAGAACGGCAACGTGCAGGTATTTGCCCCGAAGGCATCGGATAACGCCCACGTCTGGTTCTACAACCCTGATGGGGCAACCCGAGGGATTCTCTATGCTGGCACAGACAAAACGGTACGGATGCAGGCAGGTGAGGTAGTGTGCGCGGCCTTCTCTCCAGATGGAGGGACCACACTAAACAACATATCTGCTGGTAATGTTACGGCCCGTGGTGCTGCATATACTCAAGGTGGGATTGAGAATAACGGGCGTGTCGCGTCCTACCGCAATGGTGTGGGCGCAAATGCTTCCATGTATACCAACTGCCACTTCATGGCTCAGACCGACGATGGCACTGCCCCAGCCTATGGGTTCCACCGTGGAGGATCATACGCCCTCGCACTGTACCTGAGCGGAAACAGTCTGTTCATGATGGACTCGGCAGGTCTGAACCGTGAGGTCCTGAACAACACGAACTTGGGTTCTTGGATGGTTAGCATGGGTGAGCAAGGTGTCGGCTCGTATGCGTTCTGCCGTTCCAGCGTGACTGCTACCTACGGCGTTGACGTTGCTGGTGGAAACCTGACCTACGGCTCGACTGGCGCGAACGGTGGCTCTGTCCCCGGAACTTGGCGTTCCCGTGGCTGGGCTGGCGGTGGTAACCATACCCTGTTCCAGCGTATCGCTTAACAACCAATAGGCCCTTCGGGGCCTCTCTAAGGAGGGCACATGGAATTTCCTATCAAGCTCGAAACAGGGGTGACCCTGACTGCCGCAAAGGACCCCGTATGGGGCGACCGTGATGGCACGTTCATCAACTGCGTGGTGACTCTTGAAGGCGGTCCTTTCGAGGAACCTACTGAAGTTCCGTTCACCGCAACACCGACAGACTACATGGCTCATGGCCGCGACCTGTTCGATTACTTTAAGGACTCTGCGGGACCGTGGGTTCGCCCAGATGTCACCATCGAAGACTTACAAGCTGACTTCGACAAAATCTGGCCCGACGTGATGTTGGGTCTGGCCGATCAGGAAACCATTGACCTCGCTAAGAATCTGCGCGTTCAGATCAAGGCGATGAGCTGATGGCTGGCCTTGAGATCGACTTCACGAATGGGGTGGTGAGAGCTGCCCCTATCGCCGCTGGAGCTGGTGCCGAAGTGGCAAGCCAAGTGGCTGGTATGACGCTGAGCGACTGGTTTTACGCCGCGATCATTTTCTACACCATCGTGCAAACCATCGTGCTGGTCTTCAAGACCGTCATGGATGAGAAGCGCAAGAACAAAGGAGACCCACCATGAGTGACAACGTTCTGGAAAAACTGCTGGAGGCAATCGACACCGAGACCGGTCGTGCCCTCCTGAGCGACCTTCGTGATGACGACCGTCGTTCCCCTCAACTGTACAACGCCATCGGCAAGTACCTTGAGCGTCACAAGTTCACCATCGCCAAGCTGAAGCCCGATGAGTCCCTTCTGGGCGATCTGGCCGCTGCCCTCAACGAGTTCCCTGAGCTGGGTGAGGATGAGCTGTACGGTGACGGAGTGCGCCACTAATGGGACTCAAGGAGATCGCACTGGCAGTCGTTCTGGCTGCTGGTGCCCTCGGTCTGGCCTACACAAAGGGTCACTCCGATGCGACCGATACCCTGACCATCAAACACCAAGCGGAACTACTGGCCGCTAACAGACAACTGGAGGTTGAACGTGAACAAGCCCAACAAACCATCGCAGCCATCTCCAAGGAGTGGCAAGGCTATCTCGGTTCGAGCAAGGCATCTGCTGATCGCGTTGTGGCTGATCTTCGCAGTCGCAATATCGGGCTGTCAGTCCAACTCGCAGATGCGACCGTCCGGTGCGTCACAAGCGACGGTAGACCCCTCCCTGATGGTCGAGCCGAACTACGAAGCGACTTTGCTTCAGCTCTTATCGAGCAAGCCCAACGAGCAGACGCCCAAGTGAAGGGCCTTCAGAAAACCGTTAGAGCACTGCAAGGAGGTAAGTAATGTCGAAACCCCGCAATGGGGCCGACGATCTGGAGCTGATTAAAAGGTCATTCGTGGCCTTTCTTTTTGTCCTATGGAGGGCGCTGAACCTACCCAAACCGACTAAATGCCAGATCGACATGGCCAAGAAACTGAGCGCCGGTGACGAGCGCCGTTTTATTCTTCAAGCATTCCGAGGTATCGGGAAGTCCTTCATCACCTGCGCCTTCGTGGTGTGGAAGCTGTGGAACAACCCAGACCTCAAGTTTATGATCGTGTCCGCTTCCAAGGAACGGGCAGACGCCAACAGCGTGTTCATCAAGCGAATCATCGACCTGCTCCCATTCCTTCACGAGCTGAAGCCGGGTCCGGGTCAACGTGACAGCTCTCTCGCCTTCGACGTGGGTCCTGCCAAGCCTGACCACTCGCCCTCTGTGAAGTCTGTAGGTATCACCGGCCAGTTGACTGGTAGCCGTGCTGACATCCTCATTGCGGACGACGTTGAGGTTCCAAACAACTCTGCCACTCAGACCGCCCGAGATCACCTTGGAGAACTGGTGAAGGAGTTCGATGCGATCCTGAAGCCGGGTGGTACGATCATCTATCTGGGCACCCCTCAGACCGAGATGACCCTCTACCGCGAGCTGGAAGGCCGTGGATACGTCACAACGATCTGGCCTGCGAGATACCCTAAAGACCAAGCTGACTGGGACTCCTACGGCCCACGGCTGGCTCCTATGCTGGCTGCTGAGCTACAGGCAGATGGTTCCCTGTTCTGGGCACCGACTGACGAGGTTCGCTTCGATGACAAGGACCTGCGTGAGCGGGAACTGTCCTACGGCAAGGGTGGCTTCGCACTTCAGTTCATGCTCAACCCGAACCTCTCCGACATGGAGAAGTACCCTCTCAAGCTGCGTGACTTCATCGTAGGGACGTTTGCTCAGGACAAGGGACCAACCACCCTTATCTGGATGCCAAACGCTGCCAACGAGTGCAAGGGCGTTCCTGTGGTGGGTCTGAAAGGTGACCGCTTCCACCGCTACGAATCCGTTGGTCAAGCCACTGCGAGCTACGCTCAGAAAATCCTTGTGATCGACCCCTCGGGCCGTGGTAAGGATGAGACCGGCTACGCTGTGTTGTACCAACTCAACGGCTACATCTTCCTGATGGACGCTGGTGGTTTCCGTGGTGGCTACGAGGACACTGTTCTCCAAGCTCTGGCCAACATCGCCAAGATTCACAAGGTCAATGAGATCGTCGTTGAGGGTAACTTCGGTGACGGTATGTACATCAAGCTGCTGGCCCCTGTGGTCACCGCTACGTTCCCTTGTGCGATCACTGAGGTCAAGTCCAAGGGTCAGAAGGAACTGCGCATCTGCGACGTTCTGGAGCCTGTACTGGGCAGCCACAAGCTGGTCATCCAAGAGAGCCTCATTGAGAAGGACTACCGGACAGCTCTCAACGCTGACGGCACCACTGACACGTCCTACAGCCTCCTGTACCAGCTCACTCGGATCACCCGTGAGAGAGGGTCACTGGCTCACGACGACCGACTCGATGCCCTCGCCATTGGCGTTCAGTTCTTCACTGAGGCACTGGAGCGGGACTCGAAGGTAGGTGAGTCGGAGATGCTGCAAGAGTTCCTTGAGAGCCACATGGAGGACGCCTTGATGGGTCACGACCGGCTGCTGGAGATGTCGATCAGCGAAGGTGTGTCGATCCAGTACGAGGATGATGGCTCGATGTCCAATTACATGGGCTGGAGGTAACTCTGCAAGATCGCAGCAAGATCGACGAAGATTTAAAAACCCTCACTATGGCCCAGAGAGGGGGGGTTATCTCATAGATAAACTTAGAGACTCTGCACGATCCCTACAAGGTAGGTTCTTCGTGCAGGTCTTCTCCCTCGACCAATTCAACAGTGATTATCAACAAAGGAGGTAAGGCCATGACCGTGGAGAGAGCGACTGTGCTGCTCGTCTTAAAGCGCCTTGCCCTCTCTCGGTCCACCTACAAGCTCATCGGCCTCCTGCTCGTCACCTTCGGGGTAGCAAGCGGTAGTGATGTTATGAGCTGGGTCTCCACCCTCGTGTGCGTGGCCTCTGGCGGATGCGGTGACTGACGCTCAATTTCGGCAGGGTTAACACCCTACCTCATTGAGCCATAAGAGCAAGGCTTAACGTTTCCCTAACTGGTCTCCATAGGATGCCCTTTAGGGTATCGTTAGGTCTACCCGATAGATGGCACTTGCATGAACCGTTGGGTTACCATAGGATGACCTTTAAGAATCTGACAGAAAAATCTGAATGGTCACCTCTCAAGGACAACAGCCGAGAGTTCCCCCGTAGGGGCCTCTCAAGGATGATCCATAGGAGCCTCTCCCCGGTGACCTCTGAGTGAGATCGCCTCGTTAGCTGCTCGAAGCTCACAGCGGTTCCCTCAAGGGCATCTCATGGGGATCATTATGGGGCAGGACTCAGAGGGAATCCAATTGGGAATCTCAATGGGTTCTCATGGGGATCATAGGGAAACTCAATGGGCCTCTGTCTGTCCCT